AATGAACTACCCGCATTGTTACTGTCGTACCAGTCAAACCATTATTATCTTCTACATACGCTTGGACCGTTTGCGTGATATTTGAAATCTGCAGTGGTACGGATTGCGGTCTGCCCTTGTTATCCTCCGTGATGTCGCCAAGCTTAAAATTAAACGCGGTCCAGGTATAGCCATTCCAGATGATGTCCTCATTATTGCGCACCAGTCGCATAGGTTCCTCAGAATCCGGAATGGCGACTTCTACCAACAAAAGCCACACACCCTCACTGGAAAGCTGACTTTTCTCAAGCATACCGGCAACTGATAAATTCAGCATATTACACCTCCTGGATTGTTATGGTACCGGAATAATAGCCCGGCGCAGCTAAATCGAAACTAATGTCTTCGCTTTTGAAACGAACGGAAAACAGCTTACCAGAATATGAATCGTTGGCAACAGTTGGATAATACCAATCAAAGGCCAAACTACCACCGTAAACCGTATTGCGGTAAAAATCCCGCAAGGTTGCGTAATCAGCGGTCGGCAGGGCCGTCCACTTCAAAGTAAAGATTTGGGGTACTCGGGTGAACTTAGCCCGGGAAATAACCAGCCCGTTTTCCATTTCAGACTGTAGCGAAGGGTCTTTGATTTTGGTGGTAAACGGATATACTGGCTGTTGGATATTTGGAAATTGTGCCATTATTTTTCCTCCTTTATTTTAATATCTTTAAAATTCATATTCTGGCATAGAATGCACCACTTGGTTAACATTTTCACGAAATGATGCGTGTACTAGATGCATACGTGATACCGGACCAGCTGGAGAAAGAATCCATGCTATGGAAATGGCAGCATCTGAGAAAGATGCTGCCATTTAGGGGTTCATTTTGAGTTGTCATCCCATGATGAGAGGGGTATTTACTTTCAAATATTACTTGTATAAGCCCTTATTGCTTGCCGTTCTTTCGAAAATACTCCTCGTTCCCATATTATAAAGTTCCTCTATTATCAGATCTAGATATCTGTCTAGCGCTTACGTTTTCTCTCCTTCTTCAAACATTGCAGGAGGATATTCATCAAGGTCTTTCCCGGGGGACTTTATCAATCCCTTTTAGTAATGCCTTGCGATTAGCTGCTGCACCACTACGCTTTATAGTTAATGTGTCTGGTTGCCCATTCTTAATTATATCTTCAATATGTTGAGCTGACTCTGGGTATTTGCTTTTTGCTACTGTAATTTCAACATCAGCTTTACTCGCCCCCTTGCCTTCCAAAGATGCCATCAGCCAATCTAAATCTTTACCTAGTCTATTTTTGTTGGAGAAATCTGTGTCCCCCTTTTTTCTACAACAGCGGCAACGAGTGATACAGCTACATTTTTAGCCATAGAATTAGCGGTTTAGTCTTACACTACTGCAAAACTAAACCGCTAATTTTTAAAGAAACAAGGCTTATATCCCGTACCTTTAGGGATTTCTTATTTTTTTGTTAGTTGGCCTTGTCAATATTCTTAAACTCATTTTATATAATCTATCATTGGATATTGAATCTCATGGAATGCTAATATTTCTTTTGGCGCAATTGGGTCATCAATAGATACCTTAAAATCCCTTCTAATAGCCAATTTTGCAAAAGCTAAAACAGGGATACTAAAAAACTCTTCAGGAGAATCCTTGTAGTCATTGTCTTTTTTATAGCCATCTATCATTACCTTTAATCCATCATTGACAGCTTTTTCGTCTTTATCGAAAATTCCTTTAAGCACCCTGCCATATCCAATACGTAATTTCAATTCCTTGTCATTTTCCATACCCAACAGTGCATCAATGTGTACCTTTGCCTTTGTGTCCTCATTTAACAGAAGATACTTGATTGCATAGCCAACATTATCAGCAAATGGATGTCCATCCTCTTCTTCCTTTGGCCTATTACCAATTAACCTAGCAATAGAATCTATAAGTTCATGAGAATCGCTAATTAAAGCTGACAGTAGTTTTAGGTAGCTACTCATATTCACATATGCAAGTGATACTATCACACTCTTATCATCATACTTCTGGAATAAAAATTCTTGTATCTTCGCCTCTAAGTAAAAGTTTTTCTTTGCAGCTATTGCATCAGCATGAAGTAGCCATTCTCCTATGCCTAAAGTCCCATAGCCTCTTGCCAATCCACTCATGTGACGATCAATAAAATTTACTTTTACACTATTTGTTTTGATTTTATTGATCGTTCTATTCATACTTTCCTTTCGCTCTTGAAATATTTCAGGTAAAACCTCTAAGTATGACTTATCTTCCACAGATATTCCTCCTATTGTCCCCATCCATTAGGGTCTGACTCCCATTTATTTACCCCATCCGGTGTCAATCTATTGAGTTTTGTTCTTATCATATCAATGTTATCTTGTAACAAATTGCCCGCTTTCCTTACTTCTGGATCTTTAGACTGCACCATTTTTTCAATATTTTTATCAATCCATTGGGGATCCATCTGTTTTGAGCCATCTACATTTTTTCCAAGTTTAGATGTATTAAACTTAGATTCATTTACTATTATATCCTCAACCTCACCATTAGGTCCACGTTTTACATATACACCATCAAAGCCGTTATTAGATCCTACCTTGGACGGCAATTTTTCATAACCTGCTCTTCCCATAAGAAGCAAGGGGACGCGTACCTTGCTTCTTTTTCAATTTAGACTAAAGATATTGCCACCAACCCCGTCCCCTGACACTTTAGATTAAATTAGATTATAATTTAAGAGGTCTAATAATAATTTACTCAGTATGTATCAACAGCTATGAAGATAGAGGGCAGCGGATTTTATACGTCCGTTGACCTTACTTTTCCTTAGAAGAGTTTACTAACTTGGTAGATAAATAAGTATTTGTCACCTTAGAGAACTATATCCTGATAACCAACTTCTACTATTTTTTCATTTTCAAACTTCACAGCAAGACCATGCTCTGGTTCCCATGTACAATTTAGTAACAATCCAACTTTTCTGACCTCTTTACCAAAAGAGTATGGAAAGATAATTTGATTAAGTTCTACTAACTTAGCTATCTCTTCTTTATTTGAAATAATGGGTACAAATTCATCAGCGAAATCCTCTAACCTATCTCTATAGTCTAGACATACGTCTTGGTAATATTTACAAATTTCATCTTCTGCTTTCAATAATAAATTCTCCTTATCATTGAAAAATTTTACGAATGCATCTATTTGGCTTTGCTCAAAGTCCTCGTCCTCTTCACCATGAATGATTAACGTGATCAATCTATTTTCCCCGAAGAAGCTGACTTTTCTCTCTCCTTCCCATGAATAATCAAATTTAATCCTACCCAATACTTCATGATTGATTTCTTTCACATGCATACCCCCTACATATTTTGATGATTATTTTGCTGCAGCATTTATCTCTCCCACGCCACCAAGGTGTCCAAATGCCCCGTTTATTTCTGACGGTACAGCTTGCATTGTTCGCATATCATTACACTCATGCCAAGTCAAATTATTTTCTACTCTCCACTGTTTTATCTCTTTTGTTGTTACTCCCCTTTCTTGCGCTAGTGCTGCATCAGCTTTGTCAAAATTCTTCGCTCTATTAGCTGTCATCCCCTCAATTTCAACTTGCCCTTTACTAACGGGTGAAAAATCCGGGATTCCGTTATTGTATTTTATACCAATTACACCGTCTTTATTTAACAGTGCTTTAACCTTAGGGTTATTTGATACATAAGTGGACTCCCCACGAAAACCTACCCATTCACCATCTGCACTATTTGTCGGTGTTTGATCCAACCTTTTCTTATAAGTACTTGCATAATCCGCTTCACCTGACTCCTTAGAATTCGACGTACTAGACTCATTCCCCTTCGAACTGCTAAAGTAGATGTTAGAAGGAAAGTTAGTCACTGTCGATCGCGCAACCGCTCCTCCTGTAACAAGTTCACTACTCAGCATTGGACCGCGTCCTGGAAATGTGGGAGGGGCTGTCTCCGCCACTTTAGCAGCAGCGCTAATTAGTTTGCTCACCGCATTATTTGAGAGATTCCAGGTAAATTTATAGTCGCCACTCCTATTTTCATAACTTCCATCCGCTCCCACTAATCCATGCAGATAACCCATTGCTGAATCCCAACCAGGAATTTTTTGTACTTTTTCAAAAAACTCCTTAGACTGTTGTGCGTAGGCATCATATACTGTATTTTCATCATCTTTCTTTTGTATTTGATAATCAGTATACTTTTCTAAACTTATTCCGTCTTTTGGAATTTCAACAAACGCTAAACTGTCAGGGGATACACTATCTTGATACTCTACACTGTCAAATGAATAATTACTCATCACCGAAGCTATTTTATTAAAAATACTTTCTGATGGCATGCCTTGCGTATCTCTAAGATACTTTTCATCATTATCGACATTAATTCCCGAAGCTTTGTAATTGCCTAACTCCCACTGATGATCTCTAATCTTCTGTTCCCGTTCTTCCGGCGAGCTACTGTGGGCAATATCATCCATTAATGCTTTATAATTGTTGTTCCACACTATCTCCGACATTTTATTAGTTATCTGCTCAAGGCTCCATTCGGGGTGTTCCTTTTGTAATTCTTGTGCCTGTCGATAGTACGATTCTTCTCCACTCGGAGCAGACACCCCGTTTCCGCTTGCTACATTTTGACCATTATTCATCTCTGGTATTCTACCAGTTACTGCATCAACACTGTCTATCTCATCAGTCGGCTGCTGGCTATATCCACCTTTGAAATCATTATACTGTTGATTTTTCTCTGCATATCTTTCCCATACATTCGTGTTGCTCTTTCCTAAGAGTACATTATACTGCATCACTCTATCTGTAGCATAATTGTAAACCGATTGCTCTTCTTCAGAGATATATTCTCCCTTTTCGACTCGATCATTGAATTCATTGGTAAGCTCCATGTCTCTATTAAAATATTCGTAATCATAGATTAGAGCTTTACCCTCGTCATATAGACTCATGTATTAACTCCTCTCAGCCCTAATAAATATGAAATAGCCACTATTCACTACGATCTATCAGATAGACTTTGGATTACTCTTTGCGTATCTTTTATCATCTTCCTTAATATTCTGATCATATAGTTTGAATTCAAAAATATTAAACTCTTTTACCACCAAAAGCCATTAGGCATTGTTTAACAAAAACAATGCCTAATGGACTACATATTTATTGTGCTATTGTATTTTCATTAGTTGTCACTGCTTATTTTCTTAACTTATGCCGTCACATAAGAGACATAGTCATTGACTAGCGTTGCAACAATAACGCTACCGCCTGTCCCGTTATTGCAAAACGCCTTAAACGGCAGATTGATCATAATACCTTTTTCACTTTCTATTCCAGGTGAAGTTTGCTGGATCATTACTTCTTCCATGTAAAACCCTAAGCTGTGAGCACCGTTAGCGAACTTGAAATTCAGTGATGTTTTGGTATTATTTATTGCCTTATTCAGTAACACCGTATCTTCAAAAAACGCCTTGATACTCCCGGAAACTTGTAAGTATCCTTCCGGCAGTTCGGTTCGATAACCACCGCCACCAATTGTGTAGGTATTACTATCCAAGCCAAAATCGACGTTTAAGCTGGCTTCGGTCACAACAGCC